GAGCTGCGCGCGCGATTTCCGCATCTGCGCCATCCGCCCATCAGCTTCACGTTCATCCTGGGGCTGCTCGCTGACAACAAGATCTTGCTCGAGAAAGACCCCGACTATCCTGCGCGGCTACTGGCATTGCCGCGCGTCGAGCGCGAGCGCCTGCTGGGCAGCGGCAGAGGCGGCAGCTGGCTCATCCGTCCCGCCGCCGGGCTGTACTTTCAGCGCAGCTGGTTCCGGGTCGTCGATGTCGCGCCCACCGACGTGGTGGCTGTGGTTCGAGCGTGGGACAAAGCCGCGACGCAAGTCACGCCGCAGAGCTCCGATCCGGACTGGACGCGCGGGGTCAAGATGGCAGCCACGCGCTCGGGGCGCTTTGTCGTGCTTCACGTAGAATCGCTGCGTGGCTCGCCGCACCAGGTCGACCGCGCGATGCAGAACATCGCCGCCCAAGACGGCAGCGCCGTCAAGATCTGCATCTGGCAGGACCCGGGCGGGGCGGGCGTGGTGGACGTCGCGCACATCAAGGGCATCCTGGCCGGCTATTGGGTCGAGTCGATCGTCGCGCGCGAGGACAAAGTCAGCTACGCCGGGCCGTTCTCAACCCAGGTCGAGGCTGGCAACGTGGATGTACTGGCTGGCTCCTGGAACGAAGCGTTCTTGGCCGAGCTCGAGGGGTTCCCGGACGCAGCGCACGACGACATTGTCGACGCGTGCTCCCGAGCGTTCCTGGCCCTTCACAAGCCGGGCGTCCTCGCGTACCAGAGCGCCATGGATGCGCTCAAGGTGGAGTTGCTGTCATGAAGGTGGTGGGGCGCCTGGATAGCTGGATCAACGCGCTGACAGGGCTCGGGGGCTTGCGCGACAAGCTCACCTACCATCAGATCCTACCCGGGGTGCGCCTCACCGACGGCGCGCTCGAGGCGCTCTACGACACCGACGACATCGCCGCCAAGATCGTCGACAAGCTGCCGCGCGACGCCACGCGACGGGGCTTTTCGCTGGAGTTCGAGGGCGACAGCGACGACGAGAGCGCCACCGCCATGCGCGCGCTGTATGCGCAGCTCGAAGACCTGGCGGTGCTGCCCAAGTTGCGCGAAGCCTGGATCTGGGCACGACTGTATGGCGCTGGCGCGGTGTACCTCGGCGCCGACGATGGGCTGCTGCCCGACGAGCCGTTGGCCGAAGACAAGATCGTAGAGGTGCGGTTTCTCAACGTGCTGAGGCGGCCGCAGCTGGAAGTGCGCAAGCGCTACAGCGACATCCATGGGCCGAAGTTCGGGCAGCCAGAACTGTACGCCGTGCGCCGCGCGGATGTCCGCAGAGACGCAGCGCTCGAGGTGCTCATCCATGAGTCGCGGTTGGTTTTTTTCCCGGGCGCTCTCACCGCGCGCAACGTGACGCAAGCCGCTGACGACTGGGATAACTCGGTGCTGCAGCGCGCGCATGATTGCCTCCGGCAAAGCGCAAGCGGCTGGCAATCAACCGCGCACCTCATGAGCGATGCAAGTCAGGCCGTGCTCAAAATCGACCACCTGTCTGAGATCATCGCGACTGGCGGGGAGGCGCGGCTGCGGGCGCGCATGGAAGTGATGGACATGGCGCGCTCGGTGTGCCGAGCGATCCTTGTTGACGCAGAGCGCGAGGAGTTCACCCGCGTCGCGACGAGCTTCGCTGGGCTGCCTGAGATCCTCGACAGGTTCATGATGCGCGACGCAGCAGCAGCCGAGATGCCGGTCGCGCTGCTCTACGGCCGATCGGCAGCCGGCTTGAACGCCACTGGCGAGAGCGACACGCGCGCCTGGTACGACGTGATCGAGGACGCGCAGAATGACGTGCTGCGCCCGCGGCTCGAGCGCGTGGTGCGGGTCTTCATGCTCGCCAAGAACGGGCCGACGCGCGGCCAAGAGCCCGAGAACTGGAAGCTCAGCTTCACGCCGCTCTGGCAGCCCACCGAGAAAGAGTCAGCTGAGACGCGCAAGATCAACGGCGACACCATCGCCACCCTGGTTCAGGCGCAGGTGATGCTACCCGAGGAGGGCGCGCTCGACCTGGCTCAGTCGGGCGACTTCTCAACGATCGACGTTGAGGCGCGCACGCAGGCGCTCGAGGTCGACAGGGAGCTTGCCGCCGACCCGGAGGGCATCGACCCGGCGACCGGGACCACCCCCGTTGCGGACGATCCCGGCGACCCCAAGGTGCAGGACACTGCGCTCAATGGGGCGCAAGTGACGTCGATGCTCGAGATCGTCACGGCGGTCGCCTCGGGGCAAATCCCCCGATCGACGGGTGTCCAGATGCTCACGCTCGCATTTCAGATGACCACCGCTGAGGCGGAAAAGCTCATGGGCGAGACGGGTGCAGGCTTCGTTCCAGCAGCCAGCTCTGTGCCACCGCAACTGCAGCAGCCGCCGCCGCCGCCGCCGCCGCCTGCCTCGGCACCGACAGCGCCGCCGCAGGAGGAGTAATGCGCGGGCTTGCTCGCGTTGCGCTGCAGCTCGAGTTGATGGGCCGAGTGCCCAATCGACGCAAGCGCAAGCGGGCGGTGCCCCAAGCACGGCAGCCGTCGGCGCCGCGCGTCGCGTACCTGCACGGGATCTTGCAGATGGTCAACGCGATGCACGCTCGCGTCCGGCGCGACCTCCTGCCAGCGGTGCGCCCCATCATCGAAGCGCACAACGCGCTGCGCCCTGACGCCATAGAGCTGCGCATTGACGCTACCGGGAGCCGCACCGCCGCCGAGATCGAGCGCATTCGAAAGGACCTCGAGCGCGAGATCCCCGAGCGCATGATTGCGCTACTGGCCGAGCAGAATGCCCTGCGCGTTGCCGAGCACAGCCGCAAGGAACTCAACCGCCAGGTGCGCACAGTCGCCAACATCGACGTGCATGCCGACCCGGCAATCCTCGCCGAGCACATCGAGGCGTTCGTCGAGGACAACGTGCGGCTTGTGAAGTCGCTAATGACCGACGAGCTCGACGCGCTCAAGGGCATCGTGCTGCGCGGCGCCCGGGCCGGGCTTCGGTACGAGGAAATCGCTGATGACATCGTCGAGAAGTTCGGCGCCACCAAGCGCCGCGCGGCGCTTATCGCTCGCGATCAGGTGACAACACTCAACGCCGAGCTCACCCGCATCCGCCAGCAGCAGGTGGGGATCGAGCAGTACACCTGGTCCACGGTCAAGGATGAGCGCGTGCGCAAGAGCCACCGCGCGCTCGAGGGGACCACGCAGCGCTGGGACTCGCCACCCACCGTCGACGGCGAGAAAGCGCACCCCGGCCAGCCGATCAACTGCCGGTGCCAAGCCATCCCGGACGTCGACGCAGTGCTCCGCGAGGCCGGGCTGATCACCGGCACGACCGAGCCCCCGCCCGCACCCAGCACGCCGCCGCGGCGGCTGTCAGTGGTGCCGCCCCCTGAGCCCGCGCCCCGGAGGAAGCGCCGGCGGTGACGTGCGCGTCCATCGGTACGAGCGGTGCTCGACGAGCTCACCGCGGCGTGATCACCCCGCCTTGCGCTTCTTGGCGGCGAACTTGCCGCGGCCGAACTCGGCATCGACCCGCTCGCCCAGATACACCTTCATCAGCGACTGATAGGGCACGTCGAGCTTGGCGGCCAGTTGCTTCAGCTCCTCGAGCAGCGGCACGGGCAACCGCAGCGAGATCGAACGCGTGGGTGGCGCGTGGTCCTCATAGCGGCGTTCGGTCGCGGGATCGGTGTAGTCAAGCGCGTTGGTCTTGGGGTCCTCCCAGAACGCGCGCTCGTCGGCTTCCGACTTGAACTTGGGCAGCTTCTTACTCTTGGCCATAGTGCTCACGCTCCTCTTTCCTCATCGCCCGCGCTGAGATGACACGCACCAGCGTGCCGCGTACGGTGAAAGCCACCGTCAACAGGCGGCCGCTATCAGTTCGCCCGAACGCCAGAGTGCGCACTTCATCGCCGACGCCGTAGGTCTCGCGAAACAACACCGGGCGATTGCTGAACACCTGCTCGGCCTCGGCCTGGCTGACGCCGTGCTTGTCAGCGCTCTTGCGCTCGTTGCCCGCGTCCCACTGGAACCCGGTGCAGCCGGCGAGATCGGTGGGGAATCGGTACGTCACAAGATTAGTATATCACAGCGATATACAGCGTCAAGCGCATCCGGCCCAGCCATTGCCACCCACACCGGCGCAGCTAGAGGTGTAGTCCCGTAGCGTGCAGGCTTGACACCCCAAAAAGCCGCGCATACCAGCGGCTCGTGCGCGTCAACCGCTTCGACGTAGCTGAGATCGGTAGGCCCGTCCGGACCCCGCAAGGCTTTATCCGGGTGCCCGCGTTCCTGACGCGGGCTGGCGTCCTTGAGTACAAGCGCGCCGACGGGAGCACCGTCCGCGAGCTGCGCCATCCCGACGAGGTGTTTCGACCCGACTCGCTAGCGTCGCTGTCGGCTGCGCCGCTCACCGATCTGCACCCCAAGGAGATGGTCAGCCCCAAGAACGTCCGCTCGCTGCGGGTGGGGCATGTCGGCGAGGCGGTGCGGCAGGACGGCCACCGGGTCGCCGCGACTGTCACGATCGAAGACGAGCAGGTGATCGCCGCGGTCGAGCGCGGCGACCGGCGCGAGATCAGCTGCGGCTATGCCTGCGCGATCGACGCGACCCCGGGCGAATGGAACGGGCAGCACTACGACGCGGTGCAGCGCGACATCGTGTACAACCACGCCGCGCTCGGGCCGCGCAACTGGGGACGCGCAGGTAGCGAAGTTGCGCTGCGCCTGGACTCTGGCGACGCGATGACCGCGTCCGCCCTTGGTGCGCCGCCAGAGCGGCGGGACGACGGGCTCGGTGACCCGTCGGGAGGTGACGCGGAAATGGATAACGTAACGATTCGAGTGGATGGGCTCGACGTCCAGCTGCCCAAGCAATGGGCGCAGGTCGTCGAGTTGGCGATCAGCAAGCGGGATGCATCGCTTGCCGAGCGCACCAAGGAGCGCGACGCTGCGCAGGGCCGCCTCGACGCGCTCGCAAAAGAGCACGACGAGCTCAAGACGAAGCTGGCGGCAGCCGATGATCCCAAGCGCCTGGACGCTGCGGTTCATGCACGCGCGACGCTGATCGAGCAAGCGCGCAAGGTGCTGCCAGCCGAGCACAAGTTCGACGGCCAAACCCCACGTCAGGTGCATGAGGCGGTGCTCAAGCAGCTCGACCCCAAGCTCGACCTCGCGGGCAAGAGCGACGAGTACATCGCCGCCCGCTTCGATCACGCTGTAGAGACTGCTGCGTCCAGCCAACCGGCCACCCGCAGCACATCGCTTGACCGCTCACGGGTGGTCACCACGCAGTCAGTCTCTCGCATTCAACCAGCCACCGCACGGCAGGATGCTGCTGCCTATGTGCCCGAGTGGATGAAGCCGCTCGCGACGAGCAAGGACCGGCACTGATGCAACTCTCATACGAATACGCGCAGCCGGTGGCGGTCCTCGGGTTAGTCACCGAGGACTTCACCAAATACACCGACACCGTGATCCCACAGGTCACGGTCAAGATCGGCAAGTTGCTCACAGCAGATAAGACTGCCGGCAAGGTCCGCAACGCAGCGAAGTTGCCGGAGGCAGCAGCCGACGTCACCAAGCCCGGGGCGATGGGCATCACGTTCCTTGATTCCACCCGCGAGGGTGGCGACGACTACCCGGCAGCGCGGCCCATCGGAGTGATCCGACGCGGCCGGGTCTGGGTGCTGGCTGAGTCTGCTGTCGCGCGCTGGACGCACCCGTTCGTGCGCTTCGCCGCCGGTGCAGGCGGCACTGAGCTCGGCAGCTTCCGGGGCGACGTGGACACCGCCTCAGCGGCGGAGCTGACGCACGCCATCTTTCTCACCGACGCCGGCGCGGGCGAACTCGTGTTGGTCGAGATCGACCTGTTCTAAGACGCGCGAAGGAGACCACCACCATGCTCGTCCAACTGCAAACACTGTCGCCCTACAACCGAGACCAGATCGCGGGCGAACTCAGCCGGCTTTCGAGCGAGCGCCTAGACGCCGTCGAACTCGATCGCATCTACACAGCGATGATCGTGCACCGCGCCGAGCTCTACGGAGCCGATCGGCTCGACGCCAACGAGACCATGATTCTCGAGAACCAGCTCGAGCAGATGCGCGCGCGCTCTGTTGACGTGCAGCGCCCCGAGTTCAAGGCGCGGCGCCTGGTGCCCGTCACCTCGGAGATCGACCCGGGTGCCGAGTCCTGGGCGTATTCGGTCTGGGATCGCGCCGGTATGGCCAAGGTCGTCGCGAACTATGCCGACGACATCCCCAAGGTCGCCACGTTCGCGAAGAAGTACACGCACACGATCGAGACCATCGCACTCGGCTATGAGTGGAGCTGGCTTGACCTGCTGCGCACCGCGCGCGCAGGTATCCCGCTGCGCGCTCGCAAGGCAGACGCAGTGCGCACGGGCTTTGAGCAGAAGATCGAGGAGATCGCCGCCGTCGGCATCAAAGAGACGGGCCTCACCGGCCTGCTCAACAACGCCAACGTGCCTCAGATCAACGCAGCGCCGCCCGGCACCGGGAGCTCGTCTGCGTGGGACGGTGGGGACAAAACGCCGTCTGAAGTCCTCGCCGACCTGGTCGCGATGGAAGATGCAATCATCACCACCACCAAGGGCGTGCACGGCCCCGACACGTTGGTGTTGCCGCTCGCGCAATACCGCTACATCAGTCGCACGCCGCTCTCCACCGTCGCGACTGCGGACCCCAAGGACACAATCTTGAAGGTGTTCCTCGAGCAATCCGAGGCCGTGCGCAACGTGGACTGGTGGCACTTCGCCGCCACTGCTGACGGCGGCAATCCGCGCGCAGTCATGTACCCGCGCAATCCGTCGGTGGTGCACCTCGAGATCCCGCAAGAGCAGCAGGAGCTCCCGCCGCAGCACAAGAACCTATCGTTCGAAGTCAACTCAGTCGGGCGCATCGGCGGCGTGGCGTTCGAGTACCCGCTCGGCGCCGTCTACATGGATGGGATTTGATCATGGCGAACCAAGTCACGATTCGAAACAAGACAGCCCACGTCAAGCAGATGCAGCTTGGCAATGGGCAGTCCATCACCGTCCCGCCTACTGCCGAAGGGTCTCCCGGCCTCACTGTGACATTCGAGAGCGACAAAGAGCGCGAGCGGTTCGAAGCCGCGCTCGGCAGCAAGGTCGTCAAGCGCTGGATCGAGCGCAAGGAGCTCGAGGTCGAGGGCGGCAAGACTGAAGGCAGCAAGACCGAGAGCGGCACGCCCGAGGGCGCGTCACCGGCATCGAAACAGACAGCACCGCCGCCATCGCCACCACCCGCGCCGAGCCCGCCAGAACCCACGCCAAGTCGACACTTCGGCCGCCGAGGCGAGAGGGAGTAAACGCGCGTGGCCGTCACCGTCGCACAGATCAAGGCTGAGTTTCCGGAGTTCGCGAACACGAGCGACGCGCTCATCGCTGCCAAGATCTCCGACGCGTCTGGGCAACTCTATCCAAGCGGATGGGGAGCCGGCTACGACCAGGCGGTGAAGTACCAAGCCTGCCATCTGATCGCGTGCTCGCCGGGTGGCGAGTTCGCGCGCCTCGATCCAGCAAAGGAGCCCGACGGCGCGAGCACGCTGTACGAGCGTCGTTACAACGCGCTGCAGCAATCCGTCGTCGGAGCCATGGTTGTGTGATGAGTGGCGCGACCCTCAAAGTCACCGACAAGGACGCGGGGTGGGACGCCCTCAAAGACCGCGTGCTCAAGCTGTCGGCGCCCGGCGCGTACGCTCTCGTCGGCGTGCAGGGGCAGCAAGCCGCGAGCGCGCATCGTGCAGCTGCGCCCATGACCGTGGTCGATCTCGCAGTGGTGCACGAGTTCGGCAAAGTCATCCACAAAGAGGATGGCACTGAAATCGTGATTCCACAGCGCAGCTTCATCCGCGCCACCATCGACGAGTATGCCCCCAAGCTGCAGCGCACCGCGTCGGCGCTGGGGCAGGGCGTGCTGATCGGCAAGTTCCAGACGCGCCAGGCGCTCGAGCTGCTCGGGCAGCAAGGCGTGGGGCTCATCCAGCAGCGGATCGCCGATGGCATCCCGCCTCCCAACGCGGATTCGACGAAAGCTCGGAAGGGTTCGAGCACACCGCTCGTCGACACCGGGCAGCTGCGCGGCTCGATCACCCATCGCGTCGAGGGCGGCTGATGGATTGGCAGCTTCTACACGATGGCCTCCGGCAATGGTTCGCTGATGTTAGCGGCGTGGCCCTCACTGAGATCGCGTGGGCCGGCGACCCGGTGGGCATGCGCAGCTATCCCTGGGCCGAGCTCACGCTGCTCGGGCAATCGGCCGAGCCCAGCACCGACGAGGTGCGCGCCACTGCTCTGGGCGATGACCTTGCGATCGAGGTGGTCGGCAATCGCCGCCTGACGCTCAGCTGCAAGATCGTCTCGCGTGACCAGCGCCCGGCCTACCGTGCGTATGCGCTGCTCGAGCGGGTGCGGGGGCGGCTGTACTTCCCATCTTCCCAAGCGACATTCCGCGGGCTCGGCGTGGGGCTGCGCGAGAGTCTTGCGCTCGTCGACCTCGGTCGCACGCACGACCAGCGTCAGGAGTCGGTGGCGTCGCTCGACGTCGCATTCAACTGGGTTGATGCCCAGACCGATGCTCCCGTCGGGACCATCGGGAGCGTCGTGGTGGGGGGCACCGTGAAGCGCGACCCTGCGGATGCCGACCCCATCATCATCGCCGAGCATGCCATTCCCTAGGAGGCATATGCCATGAGCAGCGCGTCGGAAGTCGTTACCGTAACTATCGAGATCAAGGATGCCGCTGTCTCGCAGGCAGGCTTCGGCACTCCGCTCATCGCCGGCTACCATACGTACTGGCCCGAACTCGTCCGGACCTTTTCAGATCCCGACGAGATGACGCTCGCGCCGATGAGCATGCCGACCACCCATCCGATCTACCGCACCGCGCTGGCGCTCAAGTCGCAGAACCCGTGCCCGGCGCAGTTCAAGGTCGGCAAGTGCGCAGGCGTCACCAAGCAGACGGTGAGCCTCACCCCAAACACGCCGATCAGCGGCGAAGTGTTTAGCCTCGAAGTGGATGGCATCGCCGTGGTTGTCACCGCAAGCGCGGTCCCCACCATAGCGGAGATCACCGCCGCATTGGCTGCCGACATCAACACTGATGTTCCGGGCGTGACAGCAACCGATAGCCCCACCGCTGTCACGGTGGAGGCCGATGAAGACGCCGAAGTCCATCGCTATGAAAACCTGTCGCCGAATCTCACACTCAAAGACGACACCCCCGACTCAACGACGGGGATCGCCGCCGATCTCACTGCCATTCGCGCCTATGACGCGGATTGGTATGGGTTGCTGCTGGATGACAGCAGCGCTGCGGTGATCACGGCTGCCGCCGCGTGGGCTGAGGCGCAGCGCGTGATCCTGTTCGTCAATCCGAGCGACTCTGAGATCAAGAACGGCTCAGTCACCGATGACGTCGGCAGCGACCTGAAAACTGCTGGCTACAACCGGACTGTGCCGCTCTACCACGGCAAGCCGAGTCAGTGCGCTGCAGCTGCGTGGGCGGGGCGCATGCTGCCCAAGGCGCCGGGCTCTGCGACGTGGGCCAACAAGAGCCTCGCCGGCGTGGACAAGTCGCCGCTCAGCGACACCGACCGCGGCGTGCTCAAGGACAAGAACGTCAACTACTATGTCGATGTGAAGGGGATCGGGTTCACGCTCGATGGCCGCGCAGCATCGGGCCGGTACATCGACATCACGCACGGCATCGATTGGTTCGACGCACGCGTGAGCGAGCGCATCGTGGCGCTGCTAGCCAACAACGACAAGGTCGCCTACACCGACAAAGGCATCGAACTCGTGCGCGGCCAAGTGCTCGGGCAGATCCTCGAAGGCATTAGCGCGACGCTGATCGATGGCGCTGCGCCCTACTCGGTGACGGTTCCGAAGGTGGCCGATATCAACCCCAACGATCGCACCGGGCGCATCTTGCCTGACGTCAAGTTCAGCTTCGTGCTGCAGGGCGCGGTGCATAAGGTGCTCATCTACGGGACCGTCCGCACGGCTTTGTAGGAGAGGTTGCTATGGGATTCAAAGACTGGAACATCAACGACCTCGCCATCAGCCTCAATGCGATCCCGCTCGACGACGGCGGCTACGCCGATGACGAGGTGTTCAGCCTCGAGTGGGACGACTCGCAGTTCCTCGACTTCACTGGCGCCGACGGCGAGGTCTCGCGGTACGCCACCAACAACTTCAAGGCGTTCGTAACGCTGCGCTATGCCAACACCGCCAACGCCAATGATCGGCTGAGCTCGATGCTGCAGACCGATTTGAGCTTGCCCAACGGCGCCGGCGCGGGCGTGTTCAATGCGCGCGACAAAGAGGGGCGCCTGGTGGTGCTCTCTGAGCGCTCATGGATCACGGGCTTTCCGGCATACAAAGCAGGCAAGGCGGTGCAGGTCATCGAGTGGAAGATTCGACTAGCCGACGCGCGCGGCAGCTTCTTCGGCGGGCGGTAGCCGCATGGCGATCGAAGCCCGCGAGAAGCGCATCGGCGAGCACACCTACCGCGTGACGCAGTTCGGCGCCAAGCAGGGGAGGGGCCTATTGGTTCGCCTGCTCAAGCTGGCTGGCCCGAGCCTTGGCGCAACACTCAGCAGCCTCGCCCAGGGCAAGCATACGGAGGTCGAGGCGGCGCTGGCGGCGGGATTGAGTCAAGGGCTCTACGAACTGGCAGACCGCTTGAACGAGGCGGAGGTGGCCGCGGTGCTCGACGACTTTGCCAAGCAGACTGTTATCGTGATCGGCGATCGCGAGCCACGCTTGTCTGACGTGTTCGACGCGCATTTTGCAGGCAAGTATGACGAGATGCTGCTCTGGGCGAGGTTCTGTTTGGAGGTGAACTACGCGAGTTTTTTCGTCGGGTCGAACGGCGGCCCCGGCCTAATCGGTCGGATCCAGAACGTGCTGTCAGCATCGCCGTCCCCGAGCGCATCGACTGGGACATCCACCGCGTCGCCACCAGCGCGAGGTACCATTCCGGTCTCGTAGAAATCCAAACCGCATGGTCGCTCGATGACCTGTATGAGGCCCACGACGTGCTGGACATGTACGAAGATCTCGAGCACCTGGCTGCGCGGAGTCGGTCATGACGGTGCTGCGCGAGATCGTCGCGCGTCTTGGCTTCGAGGTCGATAAGACGGGGTTCCAAGCCGCCGAGCGCGGGATCGCGCAGGTGCAGACGCAGCTCGCCGCGACAAGCAAGAAGCTCGGCGTCGTGGGCTCGGCAGCGACAGCGGCAGGTAGTCGGGTGGCCAGTGCGGGCGGCAGGTTCGCCGCGACGGGCAAGGCTGCAGCTAGCAGCCGGGCGGGCATGGCGGTCGCTGCGACCGGGGCCTCAGCGTTCGGCGGTGCGCTCGGCAAGCTGGTCGCGGCTGCGGGCATCACGCAGACCCTTCGGTCGATCGTTCAGCTTGCGTCCGATGCGAACGAGACGGGCAACGTGCTCGAGCAGGTGTTCGGTGCGGAGGGCGCCGGCCAGGTCAAGAGCTGGTCGCAAGCAGCCTCGTCAAACCTGGGGCGCTCGCGCTTTCAGCTGCAGGAGTTCGCAGGCGGGCTCGGCGCGATGCTCGACCCGATGGTGCAGAACAAAGGCAAAGCGCAAGAGATGAGCACGACCCTCGCCACGCTTGCCGTGGACCTCGGGAGCTTCTTCAACGCGACCGATCAGGATGCGCTCGTCGCACTGCGCGCTGGCATCTCGGGAGAGAGCGAGCCGCTCAAGCGCTTCGGCATCGTCATGCAGGACGCGACGCTGCAGGAGTTCGCGCACACGCAGGGCATCCGCAAGAAAATCAGCGCGATGAATGTCGCCGAGAAGACCGATCTCCGCTATCAGTTCATCCTCGCGCGCACCAAGAACGCGCAGGGCGACGCGGCGCGCACCTCTGGCGGCTTTGCTAACTCGAGCAAAGCGCTCAAAGGGGCCCTGCGCGATCTCGGTACGGAGATGGGGCAAAAAGCCATGCCCGTGCTCGAGCGGATTGTGGCGGGCGCATCCAAAGCGGTGGAGCTGTTCAAGGATTGGACGAAGGGTACGCACGCGCTCGAGATTGCCATGGGGCTCCTCGGTGCCGCTGCCTTCGCGCTCGGAATGAAGATGCTCGCGCCGTTCATCGTGCCCGCAGCCGCGGCGCTCGCACTGTTCCTGATCGTCGATGAGCTCTTCAACCTGTTTTCGGGCGGCAAGAGCGTCATCGGCGACTACATCGAGGCGGTCGGTGGCCTGGGCACTGTCGACGAAATGGTCCGCAACCTCGCGGCGGGCGTCGACATCCTCGCCGAGTCGTGGCGCAACCTGTGGGCAGGCGCGGACACAGGAAAGCTGCAAGAGCAGATCGGTTGGTTCGGCGAGCTCGAGCTGGCTGGCGAGCGCATGTACAACCTCTATGTCCGACTCGCCACTGCGGTCGCGGATTTTATTTGGAACCTGCCCGGCGGCGGCGCCATGTGGGGCCTGCAACGAGGGATTTCCTCGAGCGAGCGCGCTGCCGGCCAAGGGGTCAATGCTCCGCTCATGACTCCCGAGCAGGCGCGCCAGCAGGGGCTGAAAGAGAAGGCTGCCGACATCACCGCAGAACGCAACGCGACGAAAGCCGGTCGAGCCCTCGGGCGCGGTGTCAACGCGCCGGTGGAGGAAATCCGATACGGCCGCGCGTCGCCCTCTGCGGTTGGCGCCTCGCCAACGGTGAGCGCCCCTGCCGCACCGACCAGCACGACGCCGCCGGTGGTCGTGCAGTCGGGCAACACGACCGTCACCATCAACGTGAACGGCGGCAACCCCGCCGACGTCCGCCGCGCTCTGCTCGACGCTCTGGCAGCCGAGCGCCGCAAGAACAACGCCGCGCTGGCGCGTCCCGGGAGTAGCTGAGGTGGCAAACCGGCACGTCGAGATCGGCGACATCTGGATCGATGTCTCGGTCCGGGAGGGGCACGCCCTCACGGCGGAAGTGACCGAGCATCCCGTCGAAACCGGCGCGGCTGTAGCCGATCACATCCGGCGCATGCCCGACACCATCGACATCGACGGCGTGGTCACCAACCACCCCGTGGAGCTTCCCAAGTCGCACGTCGGGACGTCGCGCGTCAACCCGAGCCCCATCGAGATCGAAGGGGAACCGTCACTCGGTTCGATCGGATTGGTACCGGGCGCCGAGCAAGTAGCTGCGCTGCTCGGCGCGCTCAAGCTCGACGTGCGCACCAAGCGCGTGTTTTCGGCCAGCGTCCTGCACTTCACCGAGCCCTTTGATCGGGTGAGCGCAGTGCACGCCGCGCTCGTGTCGATCTTCGAGCGTCGCGCTCTGGTCACCGTCGTGACTGGACTCATGACCTATAAGAACGTGGCGCTGACCGCCCTCCACATCGAGCGCACCAGCGAAGCGGGGCAGGGGCGCCTCAACTTCTCGGCGTCCGGGCGAGTGCTGCGCATCGTCAGCAGCCAGGCGGCCGACCCTCCCGATCCGGTCGACGCGCGCGCCAAGCCGAAGAAGTCGCGCGGTAAGCAGCCCACCCAACCTGTCAGCCCGCCCCCGCCGAGCCTGGTCGCGCCCGGCGACACCGACAAGCAGAGCCTGCTCTCGAAGGCTGGGGAGATCTCGGTGGCCGACATCTTCAAGAAGATACTTGGGATGGGGTCCTGAACATGGGCATACGACTCATCCCAGTTGAGAGTTACCCCGACGCGACGCAGCAGTCCACGCTCGACGGTGTCACCTATACTTTTCGCTTCCGGTGGAACGAGCGGGGCGCCTGCTGGCACATGGATCTCTCGACGCTCGACGGCACGCCGATCGCGATGGGCGTGCGCCTGGTGACGCGCTTCCCGCTACTGCGCCGCAACTTGCACCCCGAGCGGCCGCCGGGCGAGCTGGTTCTGCTCGACGGCCAGGCGCGCGACGGCAACGCGACGTTCGCGGAGTTCGGGACGCGGTACTGCCTGCACTACATCGAGGCGCTGTCATGACGGTGCTGTTCGACCGCAAGGTGCGCGTGCAGGTCGACGACTTCGTGATCGAGGAACTCGACGTGGCGTTCGAGATCACGAAGTCGCTCTCCGCCCAGACGCCCAACAGCGCCGAGATCCGCGTCTGGAACCTCAACGCCGAGCACCGCAAGCGCTTGCAGGAGCTCGAGAAGGTGTACGTGTCGCTCGAGGCAGGCTACATCGGCGGCACATCGCTGCTCTTTCGCGGCGACCTGCGTGACGTGCTCAGCACGCGCGAGGGCACCGACTGGATCACTACCATCACCAGCGACAGCGGCCGGCGCGCCCGCAAGCGGCGCATCCTCAAGAGCTTTGCGCCGGGCGCCACGGTGGAGGATGTGCTCATCGCAGCCGCGAAGGCGATGGGCGTGCGCCTCGGCAACACCGCCGCCAAGACCGTCAGCGCCAAGATCCATGGCACGCAGGCTGCCAAGTTCTGGAACGGCTATGCGCTCGCCGGCGCCATCGAAGGGGAGCTCGATCGCCTCGCCCGCAGCTGTGGCCTCGAGTGGTCGATCCAGGACGACGAGCTGCAGTTCCTCGACCAGGGCATGCCGCTCCAAGAGCTCGGCATCAAGCTGAGCCCCGAGACCGGGCTGATCGGCTCGCCCGAGCCCGGCAACAAGGGGATCACCGAGGCGCGCTGCCTGATGATCCCGGACCTCTTTCCCGGCCGTCGCATTCAGATCACGAGCGAGCACGTCACCGGGATCTATCGTGCCGAGACCACCAAGCATGTGGGCGACACCGCTGGCCACGATTGGTACGTCGATCTCGAGCTGCGCAACGAGGAGCGCAAGCGATGAGCGTCACCCCCTCAGACCTCGACATTCAGCGCGCGGCGATGCAGGCCGAGCTCGGCGACGTTCATACCGCCATGCCAGCAGAGGTGCTACGCGTGCACGCGGGCGAGCACGGCCGGCAGTTCGTCGACGTGCAGCCGAGCCTGCAGCGGCGCGCCCCGAACGAGGATGGCGTCATGGTCGACGAGACGCTGCCGGTGATTCCGATGGTGCCGGTGGGCTACATGCAGGGCGGCGGGTTCTTTGTGAGCATGCCGCTCGCGGCCGGCGACTTCGTCCTGCTGGTGTTCGCCGAGCGCTCGCTTGACCAGTGGCTGCAGACGGCGCGTAAAGGCAGCCAGCGGGCGATCGTCCCGGGTGACATGGGGACCCACAGCCTCGAGGGCGCGGTGGCGTTGCCGTGCGGGCCAGCCCCCCGCACGGCGTTGTTAGAAGGCGTGCACGCGCAGAACCTCGTGATCGGCGTGTCAGGCGCCACCGCCAGCAAGCAGATCCACATCACCCCGGCCGGCGCCGTGCTGATCGGCGGCGACCTGGCGCTCGAGCCGATGGTGCTCGGCAACGCGATCAAGACATGGCTCAGCGCCCTGACGGTGCCCACCGCCATGGGGCCATCGGGCACCCCGATCAACGCATCCAGTCTCGGAACAATCCTCTCGTCGCTCCACAAACTGAAATGACGCTCGACAAGGCTTCGCTCAAGTCCGACCTGGAAGACATCGCCAAGGACCCGCCGGGCACTGTAGCCCTGTGCGCCAAGGCGTGGGCCGATGCAGTGGGGGCCTACGTCACGGCCCTGACACCACCTCCGACACCTGTCTCGATCACCGCCGCCACCGCAGCACTCGAGACGGCGCTGCTCTCAGCGTTCGGCACGGACGCGGCAGCAGCGCCGATGGAAGCTGCGTTCACGAGCCTCGCGGCGGCGCTCGGTACGGGGATGGCGGGGATGGTGCCACCCTTCACGGCCACGCCGCCGCCGGGTCCAGTCGGGTTTGCCACGCTGTTCAGCCCGCCGTTTCCGACGACGCACTCGGCCGCCGCCCAGGCTATCGCCGACGCGATTCATGCCTGGATAACGACCGGCACAGCTGTCCCGGCAACGGGCGGCGCGGCTGTCCCCTGGGCCTAGCGCAGCGCTTGACCCCGTCTCGGTCCGCGCATACCAGCGGCTCGTGTCGGACCTGGCGCTCGATCCTGCGACTGGCGACCTGGACTTGCAGCAAGGCGCTGCGCGCTTGTGTCAGGGTGCCGAGGCCGTAGCGCAGCTCTGGGCGTTCCACGTCACGATGTTCCGCGGCGAATGGTTCCAGGATCGCTCGCTCGGCATCGACTACCAGCACGACATCCTCGAGAAGGGTGTCAATCCCGCGGTGGTGCGCGCGATCTTCGCGACTGCGACGCGCGCAGTGCCAGGCGTCGCTGACGTGCGCGACATGCGCCTGAGCCTCGACCGCACCACCCGGACGCTGACAGTCCGAGCCGAGGCGGTGCTCAGCAACGGGCAGGATGCGTCGCTCGGACTGACAGAGACGATCGGGGGATCGTCATGAGCTTCGGTCTCACCCCCGATGGGTTCGTTCCCAAGAGCCTCGAGGATGTGCTGAACGATGTAGTGACTCGCCAGCGAGCAGAGCTCGGCCCCGACATCGACACGAGCCCATTCAGCGTGATCGGCCAGCTCAACGGCATCTTCGCAAGCAAGTGTGTTGAGCTCTGGGAGTCCGGCCAGGAGCTCTATGACGCGCTCGACCCGGACATGGCCAGCGGCGTGCAGCAAGACGCGCTCTACAGCCTGACCAATACGCTGCGGCGGGGCGCAAAAAAGAGCACGGTAGTCGCCACCGTCAACCTTTCGGCAGCCACCACCATCGCAGCTCGCGAGGCGGTCGCGAGCGTGCAGGGCAACCCCGTCGCGCGGTTCGTGAACGTCGAGCCGATGCTGAACCCGGGCGGTGCACCCGCGAACGTAAGCGTGCTGTTTGAGGCCGAAGAGGTTGGGCCGGTCGTCGCGAACGCGACCACGCTCAACGTGATCGAGACGTTCATCGCGGGCTGGAACTCCATCACCAACGCCGAGGACGCAGCGCTCGGGTCGTTTGTGGAGACCGATGCTGCTTACCGCATCCGGCGCCTCAGTGAACTGGCGGCAGCTGGCGGCGGCACGGTCAACGGCATCCGCGCAGACTTGTCGCGACTGCCCGACGTGGTGGCCGTCATGGTGCTCGAGAACGTGACGGATGTGACGACCGCAGATGGCCTGCCGCCGCACTCGATCGAAGCGATCGTGCGGGGTGGTGACGCGCAGGCGATCGGCGAGAGTATTGCCACCAACAAAGTTGGCGGCATCCGCACGCACGGCACCGAGCCACCCGTCATGGTGGTCGACGAGCAGGGCGAGACGTACGAGATCTATTTCAGCCGCCCCGACGAGGTCACGGTGTTTCTCGCGATCGATGTGGTGACCAGCGACGAGTATGTGGGCGACGAAGCGCTCGCGCTCGCGCTGCAAGCTGCCACCACCAATAAGCTCGATCCCGCATATCTCGACGTGGGCACCGACGTCTACTCCGGCCAAATGGTGCGCGTCGCGCTACGGGTGACAGGCGTGCTCAATGCCAGCGTCGGGTTGTCGCTCACTGCCATCAGCGCTCCCGACGCGGGGCAGCCGTCGATCGCGATTGCGAGCCGACAGTTGGCGAGCGTTTTGCCAGAGAACATCACCGTGACGGAGTTTCCGTCATGAACATCATTCTCACGCACGAGGTCGATGCGGTCGCGCTTCTTACCGATCGCTACCGCCAGCCCAAGATCTCAGCCCTGCTCGCTGCGTGGACGGCTGAGGTGCAGGCGCTCGAGCTGGCCTACTGGGACTTGCTCACCAAGCGCTCGCCCGCGACTGCCGAGGGCGCTGTGCTCGACCTGCTCGGCAAGATCGTAGGCCAGCCGCGCGAGGGGCGCACTGATGAGCAGTATCGGGTGTGGATTTCCGCGCGCGTCCTCGTCAATCAAAGCTCGGGTCTGTCGCGGCAACTCATCGCGCTGGCTGCAAAGCTCTGCCAAGTGCCGATCCGCATCGAGGACCACTACCCGGCGGCATTCACGATCCACGCGATGGGGCCGGTGCTGGGCGCTGACGGCGTGGAGATCGCGAAACTCATCGTGCTGGCCAAGGCGGCTGGCGTCCAAGCGTTCTTTCGCTGGAACGCCTCGTCCACAGCGTTCCGGTTCTCGGTGAGCGGCGAGTCGGTCTATGACAGCCCGCGCGGTTTCAGTAGCGGGGAGCTCTCTGCCATCAGCGACGGCCGTGACATGACGTATCCCCCCGAAACGGAAACTGGGGCCCCCGACGGCGCCTTGCTGGTGGTGCTCTGATGGAACTCAAGCTTGACCAATGGGCGACAACGCCACCAGCCGGCTATCCCGGCCCGATCTCGCCGCCGACAGGCAAGCGCTCCGCGGGCTTTGCGAACGGCGAGGAGCCGCCGGCCGGGTACTTCAACCACGCATGGGACGCGCTCAGCGACATGCAGAACGAGCTGGCAAATCTCATCACAGGCGCGGGGCTGACGCGCGTCGAGTCCGATCTCGCGCAGGTTCTGAAAGCGATCGATGTGCTCATCGGCCGCGCGCAGCTCAAGACAGCACTCACAACAGTTCGCGTAATCTACGACACTGCAATCGGGCCGCAGACGCTCAAGGCGCTGGCCCGCGCGCCAGGCGACACTGGCAAGGCGATCGCGGTTGGAACGGAAGCCACCATCCAAGCCAACAGCGGACCCAACACCAGCTTTGCAGCGCAGACTGCCGGCGCGCCTTTCACGGGCGATTTCACTGACATCACGTATGACCCAACACTCGGGCTGTTCATCGCTGTGGGTCAAGCCGGTGAGATTCAAACCTCGACAGGCAATGGGACATGGACGCGTCGCGCCAGTGGCGGCGCTCGCTTTCGCAAGGTGCTGACGAACGGACTCGGTCTATGCGTTGCTACCGGCGAAGGCAACGTCATCAAGTATTCGACCAATGGCACGACGTGGAACACCACGACGGGGCCATTCGAAAGTCAATGGCATACGGGACTCGTCTTCGGTGAGGGCGTGTTCGTGACCGTCACTGACGGCGGCTCGATCGCTTCATCGAGCGATGGTGTCACGTGGATACCACGTCGAAGCGACGGCGGTGCAAGCGGCGCGGGCGAGGTCATCTATGACCCTGCGTTGGGGTTCATCTTCGGCGGCAACCCAGAGCACGATGTCTATCGCTCGGCGGATGGGATCACGTGGACGCAAATTCATGATCAGTGTGCGATATACCAAAGCGGACTATTCGGCTCGCCGTATGGCTGGCTCGTAATGCTATGGAGCGCTGCCGGCACATCGGTCACCGCTCGCTACAGCGCAACCGCTGTCGACGCGCCGGCTGACTTCATTGTCGACTACGTGACCACCGAGCAGCTCATGTGGATGAAGTTCATCTATGGCCAGCTATGGGCGCTAGGTGGTACCAAGATCTATCTCGGGGGCGTGCTATGAGCGATCTCTTCTACAAAGACCCCATTGCAGCGGCGCCGCTCAAGATGAAGTCGCGCCAGCCGGGCGATGCGATCATCCCGGCGCACGACGTTGAGACGTTGCCGGGAACAGTCGAGGCAGATATCGGTGCAAGCAAAGGCTTTCTGCAGACGATCGCCAGTGCAAGTGCACACCTTTCCAATCTGCCGACGATCGTCACCGGTCAAGCCGCGCCGGGTGCGATCTATGGTGGCCGCACCACGGTAGTCACACCCGGCACGCGCGTCCCGCTTGGCGCGAGTCAGCCGCTCACCGAGGGCGTGCTGCTGCGTGGTCTCGATACCAACGTGCAGCTCGTCTATCCAGGCAACGCAACAGTGAGCGCCACGGCTGGCGGCACGCGGCTAGCACCGAGAGAACCACTGTTCATCCGCTGCAACAACGTCAACCTTGTGTATCTCGACGCGGCAGCTGCTGGTGAAGGTGTGACATGGATCGGCTGGTAAGGAGGCAACCTCCGCCGTGAGCTCGCGTACGCTGCGACGGCCGGCACCGCACCAACAGTGGCCGCTGGGGCGGCGGCCGGTGCTGCTAGACAACATCTCAGTTCCGGCCACGAACGCGTACTCGTGTTTTCGCAAACTGCGTGCATCATACACAGGCCCTGCATTCCGGGTCCGTAGGAGCTCAGATAGCGCAGAGCAGGACATAGGTTTCACGGGCGCCATACTCGACCAAGCTGCGCTCCTCGCATTCGTTGGCGCTGACTCTGGATACGTCAGCGTGCTGTACGATCAGAGCGGCAACGTTCGCAACCTGGCACAGGCTACCGCAGCTGCGCAGCCGCGCATCGTCAACGCGGGCGTCATCGAGAAACACGCATCGGGGCGTCCCGCCATGTATTTTGACGGCGTGGACGATCGTCTAGGAACGCCCACAGGCCCCGGACTTTCAGGCAATCCCAACGTGACAGCCGGATCGGCTATTACGTGGCAGAGCGCGGGCATGGCTTGGAGCTTCGGCAACAGTCTCGACGTTACCGCCGGATCCAGAATGACCATGTACCGAGCCGGTACTGGCCTGAGCGCGATCGCCAAAGAGCACAAGAGCGGTTCCAGAAACTTCACGCCTATCAGCGATCCCGGTACCGCGGCGCACTACTACGTCATGCAGCATACGGCCGGTGGTAGCACTCATTCGGGCACGCTTCGTCAAGATGGCGTCGACCTCGCTGGCGTTGGTGCAGGGACCAACACAGCCCTAGTGCTGGTCGACAACCTGGTCATGCTCGGAAGTGCCAGCAGCACCTCCTACTATGGGCGAGGTTGGCAGAACGCTTTCGTGTTGTTCAACGACGTGCTTTCGGGAACTGACTTGGCCGCTCTGGAGGCCGAGCTCGCTGAGCACATCGCGCCATTCCTGGCCCTCGACAAGATCTCGGTGCCCGCGAAGGTCGCCCTGTCCGCGGCTCGCCAGCTCGTCGGCACCTACAAAGGCGCAGCCATGCGCGTGCGCCGCAGCTCCGATAACACCGAGCAGGACATCGGATTCGCTGGCAACGTGCTCGATCAGACCGCGCTTCTGGCATTCGCTGGCACCGACTCGGTGTATGTGACCACGCTCTACGATCAGAGCGGCAACAACCGCCACCTGACCCAGACCGATCCGACTCGACAGCCACGCATCGTCAATGCGGGCGTGGTCGACGTGTTCGCCGGCGGCCCACCCGCGATGCAGTTTGACGGGGTCGACGACAAGCTATTCCGCTCCGTGGCGGGCAGTGCCCTCGGGCTCTCGGGCAATCCCAACGTCACGGCGGGTTCTGCATTCCAAATCAATAACAGCAACAGCACCGTGCCGTGGTTCTTCGGCGACCAAGTCACGGGTCGGTCGTTCATGCTTCACTGGTCCACGTCGGCCTCGACCTCTATCAAAAAGCAGCACAGCAACCAAGACCGCAACCACCTGCTGGTCGCCAATAAGAACCTTCCTGGAGCCTACGTCGTGCAGCATACAGCTGGCGGCAACACGCACTCAGGCTCGGTTCGACAAAACAAAACCACGCTGACTCCAGGCAGCACGTTCGGCACGGCGATAGCGCTCAACCTGGCCGATGAGCATCTCTATCTTGGCGGCACCAACGGCACACTGGCGCTTCTCGGCAAGGCCAACGCGCTGATCGTGTTCAACGCAGTGCTTGCAGGTGCCGACTTGACGACGTTCGAAGATGAGCTGGCCGCCCATGTCGCGCCACCCGTGCAGTTGGCACTCGACAAGATCTCAGTGCAGCCTCTGATAGCCGTCTCGGCGTCGCGCAAGCTTCGCGCCGCCTATTCGGGGCCCTGCATGCGCGTTCGTAGGAGCACAGACAACGCCGAGCAGGACATCGGATTTGTTAGCAACGTGCTCGACACCGCCGCGCTGCTTGCGTTCGTGGGTAGTGGCTCGGGCTATGTCCGTACCCTTTACGATCAGGGGGCCGGTGCGCGCCACCTGGGGCACTCCGATCCAACCCGGCAACCGATCATCGTCAATGCAGGCGCATTGGTTGTGACCCTGGGTCCTGGCTCACGGGGTGTGCCGACGATGGATCTAAACTTCGGGCGTACTGTCGAGCGCGCTGATGCATGCGGAATGACCGGCGCTCCAGCGCTGACCATGGCTTCACGGTTTCGCTCGGTGTCAGGCGAAGGGTATCCACAGTTCTGTTTCTTCGGCGCGTTGATCTTTGAGTCCCAGAACTGTCTTGGTTTGGAGGTCGATGGGGGCTCTCTAAATAGGCTCTACCTAGGGATCGTAATGCATGGGCCAGACTTTGCTGTGAGCCCATGGATGGATTTGCCATCAGGCTATTATGTTGCCCTTACGGAAGCTGGTCAGCGCAATGACGCGTTTCGCTTGCGCCACAATGGATACCCGTCTGATCCGCTTTCGTTCTTTGGCGATGGTTCGCTGCCCATGAACCTGGCAGGCACTGGTACCGGCATCGGAGGCGGCAGAAGTGCTAGCTCAGCTGATCTGCGCTACTGCAACGGCGACTCCAACGTCCTGATGGTCTTCAACGCCGTGCTGGCCGGGGCTGACCTCACCGCGCTCGAGACTGAGCTGGAGGCGCACAGATGAACGTCCGCGACCTGGCAACCAGCCGGTTCGCACGGTGTAGAGGATCTAACAGTGGAGGTCTGCGATGCGTATCCCTATCGTTGTCGTTGTAGCTTGCGCGGCTCTGGTTGGCTGCGCGCACGCGCCCCCGACCCGTCTGCCGCACAACACCCCAAGACCCGGGCCGCACTCGGGCGTGCTTTGGACCGACGACATTCAGAACAGCTGCGGCGAAGCGCCCTACGGCTTTTCGCAAATCCAGCTGGAGCGTCCCATCGGTCAAGGCGTGCAGGGCAACGACGAGGTCGATCTCTACCGCACCGACAACCCCGATGGCGGCGCCGGCTTCGCGCTCAAGCACATCGCCACCTTCGACAACAACGGCGGTAGCCGCTCGCAGGCGGGCATCTACAGCTTCGCCAACGCCACATTCGACCAGCTCGTTAGGAGCTCCACCGGAGTCTACATCGCGGCGGAATGGTACTTCCCCGAGGCGATCACGGCCCACGAAGGCACCGACTCCAATCCGTGGGTGAACCTCTGGGACTTCCATTCGGTCTCGCAGAGCGAACGCTGGCACACGCAACCCGGCCTGATGCTCGCCGAAGACGGATCCATGCGCGTCAAATGGAGCTGGACCGCCGTCAACCCCGAGACCGACTGGTCAGAGATCGCGTTGCCGGTGGGCGAGTGGTTCGACATCGAGATGCACTATATCTGGGGAAGCGAGAGCACGGGATGCGTGGGCGGGACGACCGTCACGCTCTGGGTCAACGGGGCAAAGACCCTCGAGCAGCGCGGCGTGACCACGCGCGGCGATGGGCACGACAGCGTCGAGACTTACATGAAGTTCTACGGCAGCGCGAACAACGGCAACGAATGGGACCCGAAGCCATCGGTCAAGTACATGCGCAACGTGCGCATGTCTGACCGTCGGATCTGGCGCTAGCCCAGGTCAAAGCGCGGTTCCCTTCTTGGCCTCGAGCACGTCAGCATAGTCGCGAAACTGCTCGGCAGCCTCAATGTAACCTGCTAACCGCAGGCGCTCGGAGGCGATGCGAATGGCCTGGATGTGGGCTCGGTCGCGCTCGACCACCACTTTTTTGAGAAGCCCCCAGATGACGAGCGCCGACAGATTCAGCGCAACGATGAACAGCACGAGAACCACCGCGACCGCGAACGACTTCATGTCATGAGCCTTGCTTCTGCAGCAGCAGCGCCTCGTCGTCGATGTTGTAATACTTGCCGCGCTTGACGTTGGCAGCGAGTTCGCTGAGCCCCGCTTGCAGCAGGTGCTCGCACAACGTTCGCTGCGCTGCGTCATATGCATTCGGGTAGCCGCTGCGGTACCTGCACGCCCGCGCACGATCGAGGATCGCATCGCGCTTCGCGCTCGGCACTGCCGCTTCGAGGTCAGCGAGCAGCAGCAGCGTCGCTTGATCGTAGTTGGTCATCGCGCGACCTCGATGCGACTCGCGAACTCGAGAGCGCTCGCGACCATCTGCACGCAGACGTCGACAAGTTGACCATCCACTCGCGGCAACGCTTCGGCGGCCACTGGCGTGAACGGGGCGAGATTGTCGAGGTTGCTGCGCGCTAGCGTCATGCCTTCAAAGCGCATCATGTGTCTCGACAGCGCTTCGATTGGCCACTCACCGGCACGGCCGCGCTGGAGTAGATCGCGCACTGCTGCGAGCAACTCATCATCGGTCAGCTTGCGACGCTCAGCCATGATTCGCCCCCGCTGCGCTGCGGTCGAGCGCCACGACCCGGTCGACCATCGCCTTCCAGTGCTCGAGCAGCTCGGCAGTGACGCTCGACGGCAGTTGATCACTGCGCGCGTCGAGCATCACGATCGGCTCGCCCTGCCCCGACGCGTACCCGTTGCCATCGATCACGCCGCGCGCGATCGGCTCTCGCTGCGGCCGCCACCTGCTGAGTTCGATGGAGCACACCGGCCCCATCACCACGAATCGACTGTGATCGGTGCGCACCTCGAAGCGCGCGCGGTGTTGCCCGATGCTGTGCCATTCGTCGCTCATCGCTGACCCCCTCGCGTTGAACTGCGTTCGGTCGCGACGGTAAAGCAGCACGCGATGCGCACGCAAGTTATGCCGCGCGACCGGGCGCAAGACTGACCAAAGCGGGTCGGGTGCGATGTGTCGATAGCTAGTTCACAGCTATCTCGAGACGCGCGCGCAACACGCTTCGGGGCTGCGCGATGTGCCCCCGTTCAGCAGTCAGCGCGCGTCGAGCACCGACTCGAGTGCAGCTCGTGCAGTGCAGTGGACCGGGGTCTTGTCTCGCGATTCACGCGCTGATTCGGTAGGGTCCCGGCCCAATGGCAAGCAACCGTCAACCACCACCCACGCAGCTGCGACCGACGATGCCGGCAGACCCGCTCGGGGAAGCGCTCGCCCGCGTGCTTGGCCCCATGCTCGAGCTTATGATCAAGCGCGCCGTGATCGATGCGCTCGCTGAGTACGGCGCGGGGGAACGAGCGCGACCCGAGTACGTCGACTGCGCCACGATGGCGGAACTCGTTTACTGCTCGCAGGCGCAGATCCATCGCCTTTGTCATGAAGGGCTGCCATTCGTTCGCCTCGGTGAGGTCAAGCGGTTTCGGCCCGCTGCAGTGTGCGAGTGGCTCGAAGCGCGCACCGCCGAGCGCCGCGGCAAGGGCTAGGCCCCGGGGTCGGGTGGTGTGCCCTGCCGTTCGGCGCTGCGGGTCTTCAACCACGCCAGTACGTCAGCCGGATCATAGCGGACGCTATCGCCCACCATGACGCGCGGCAGTCCCCGCCGTTCTAAGTTCGCTATAGTCGCCGTGCAGACGCCCAGCTGCTCGGCGATGGCTACGCGGTCGACCAATCCTTTCGTCGCTGTTGGGCGCGCGAGTTCGCCGTCCATCAGCTCGGCGAACGCGTCGAACACCGCCTCGCGGACGATGGTGGCGAGCGCCTCGCCCAGGGCGGTGGCCGCGGCCCTGGCGGCAGGCATGGGGGCTGGGATGGGCTTGGTGGCAGCTGGGCGACCTGGGTAGCGGCAGGCGGGCTGGAGCGCTTCATGGGGGCTTGGTAGCGCGACCCAGCGCGGTGCTGCAATGGGCAGTTCAGTGCGCCCCAGAGCGCTGCCCTATTCGTTGCCCTGACGCTTTGCTCGTGTTTGTTGGGCGAGTTTGAGCCGCGAAACCATTACGGAAAGCGCGGCGGGAGACGCCCCCCAGCGATTCTTAATCCATTGGCCGGTGGTTCGAATCCACCATGACCCACCGGCA